GGAAGAAGTACGGTAGAAAGCAATGTAAAGAGTGCCATGATAGATACGATCTAAAGAGTAACAAAAGTCGTATGTGGGTTGATGGTAAATATATTCATAAATCACACCCTCTACATAAACCTGGAAGGTATACATCATTTGGTGATGCTGCTTTTACTGCACTACAAAAAGATGCACAAGTAAAAGAAGGATACGTTTATGTTATTACTAACCCAGCTTGGCCTGAGTGGGTCAAGATAGGTATGGCTATAGATGCAGAGGATAGACTTAACGGTTATCAAACTAGTTCACCCATGCGTGACTACCAGTTAGTCCACGCCATAGCGACACCTGACAGAGCCAGAGCAGAACGTGTAGCTCACAAAGCTGCAGCCCTGTGTGGTGAAAGACAAGGCGAGTGGTTTAAGATAGCAAACGAAGAAGCTGTGACAATATTGCAACACATAAAGGAAACTGAAGATGAACAAAAAAGAGAGTCAACTGACTAAAGATATCTACCGTATGATAAGAACTCTCAGCGCAAAAACGCTATCTAAAACTCAACGCAAGAGCATAGAGGAGGACGTAGCGTACAAGCAAAAGAAACTACAAGATCATTTGGGCGTAAGAACTTTCATACGTCCTATGAACAGTATGGAACGTAAAGCTGCAGCAGAGAAACGAAAGGCAAATAACAATGAGTGAGCAATACTGCACGACTAAAGGTTTAGGTTGGGCGTTTCTAATCTGTGCGTTTTTTATAATAGGTGTACCTATACTAATGTGGTTAGCCATAGAGGGTTCAGATTGGTATGAGATATTTAAAATGATGAACCCTATTTAAGGAGAGTAGAAGATGGAAAACGGAGAGTTAGCCTTGCTTAGAACACTTATGGATAAGGAGTTCTATGACAGTAACAAAGGTATACACACGCCTGACAAACTGTTCACTAAAGATGTACGCAAGGTCAAGAGAACTATAGACTACGCTATGAGACAGTTCGATAAAGATCTAAACTTTTCAGAACTAGAGGGGTTGTTCTTTACACGAGAGACTTTGACTACAGCAAACAAAGAGTCGTACAAGAGATTGTTTGACAAGCTGCGTAACGAAAAGCCTATGAATCAAGAGGTGGCTCAAGAAGTTATGTCTAATCTGTTTCAGCAGGTGGTAGGTGAAGAGGTAGCCAACTTAGGTTTTGATTACGTCAACGGTCAAAAGAATACACTTGAACCACTACGTAACATACTGACCGACTATCAAGATAACTTCATGCCTAACTTAAAAGTAGAGTGGGGTGATATATCTATTGACAATCTACTGGTGGCAAATTCTATACAGTGTAAATGGCAGTTTAATATACCGTCACTACAGCGCAAGGTAGAGGGCATATCAGGTGGGCATTTAGTTTTAGTGGGTGCTAGACCTAATACAGGTAAGACATCCTTCCACGCCTCTCTGATTGCCTCTGAGCGTGGTTTTGCTAGACAGGGTGCTAAATGTATCGTGTTATGTAATGAAGAGGATTACACTCGTGTTGGCGCTAGATATCTTAGTGCTGCATCTAACATGCCTATGGAAGAGATTAAGGACAACTATGCTCTTGCATCTACAAGATACAAACCAGTGTATGACAACATTAAGATAGTTGACAGTACAGGTAAAGACATGGTGTGGGTTGAAGCAGTTGTTAAGAACTATAAACCTGACGTGGTTGTACTTGATATGGGTGACAAGTTTGCTAACAAGACAGGAGCAGACTCCCATGTGTATCTCAAGGATGCAGCCATACACGCTAGGAACATAGCTAAACAGTATGACTGTGCAGTGATCTGGATGTCACAGCTATCAGCAGAGGCAGAGGGTAAGATATATGTAGATCAGTCTATGTTGGAGGGTAGTAAGACAGGTAAAGCTGCTGAGTGTGACTTGATGGTTTTGATATCTAAGAATCCACAAGTAGAGGGTGAGTATGAGTCAGATACCCAACGCCACTTAAACGTAGCAAAAAATAAACTAAAGGGTGGATGGCATGGTGTCGTTCACTGTCAGTTAGATGGAGAGAGAGCAAGGTACTCAGCATGAGAAGAGTAGTAGATGTAGAGAACTCTATAACTCTACGAGATGGAAAGATATTTAATGATCCGTACGAAGCAGCTAACACACTTACTGAGGTGGGTGTACTATGCTTGGACACAGGAGAGAAAAGACTACTACCATTTGACCACAAAGAAGCAACAGATAAACACAAGAGCAGTGCCTGTGTATTACAAAGGATGTTAGATAATACAACTTTACTGATAGGACACAACTTACAGTATGACTTAGCCTGGCTTTGGGCTAACGGTTTCAAGTATGATGGTGACATATATGACACAATGCTTGCAGAATATTTACTTTTACGTGGACAAAAACAACCACTAAGTTTGGAGCAATGTGCTATAAGACGTGACTTAGAATATCAAAAGGATGATACACTCAAAGCTTATTACAAGAAAGGATACAATACAAATGAGATACCACTTGACGAACTCAGCCATTATCTTGAGTATGATCTGCTTACCACTGGCGAGTTGTACAAAGCTACCGAAGCTGACTTTTCAACCCCAGCCTCCTCTTCCCTTCGAGCAGTCAAAGACGTTACCTTTAGAACCTGCAAAGTCCTCACGAGAATGTCAATGGCAGGAATCAGGGTGGATAGAGATGCCCTCGAACACGTCCGTGTTAAATTCGAGCGAGAGCGCAACGAAATACTCAGTAGGTTGCAAACCACAACAAAAGAACTAATGGGTGGCACACCTATCAATCTTAACTCTCCAGAGCAGATGTCATGGGTAATATTTAGTCGCAAACCCAACGACAAAAAAGAGTGGGCAGATTTGTTTGAGTATGTAGATGACAAAGGATTTAAAGATGCGGTAAAAAAGAACAGCAAGATGATATTTAAGACTAAAGCATCTACTTGCCCTACTTGTAATGGTGGTGGTAGAGTATACAAAACAAGAAAGGATGGCACACTATATAAGATACCAAATAAGTGTAAAGACTGTGACGGTAGGGGATTCCTACTCACAGCAACAAACGAGATGGCAGGGCTTGGTTTTTTTCCTCCAAGTAAAAAATGGGTCAGTGCCAATGGCTTTGGTGTAGGTAAAACAAATTTAGATGCACTGATAGCCACAGCTAAAAATAACAATATGGAGAAAGCAAATGAATTACTTCAAGACCTTAAAAGGCTTAGTGCTGTTAGCAGTTATCTTAGCAGTTTTGTGGATGGTATTATCACCAACTGTAAAACAAGTGACAAACTACACATCAACCTTACCCAGCATATCACCAGTACAGGTAGATTCTCTGGACGAAATCCCAACATGCAGAACATGCCAAGAGGAGGAACTTTCCCCATAAAACGTGTGTTTATCTCACGGTGGGATCGTGGTAAAATAGTAGAGAGTGACTTTGCCCAACTTGAGTTTAGAACGGCTGCTTTCCTAGCACAGGACGAGACAGCAATGCACGAGATAGATACAGGGTTTGATGTACACTCCTACACTGCAAAGGTTATCAGTGACGCAGGACAACCTACAACTAGGCAGGAGGCAAAGGCACACACCTTTGCTCCTCTCTTTGGTGCTACAGGATATGGCAGATCTAAAGCAGAAGCTGCGTACTACAAGCAGTTTGTTGAGAAGTACAAAGGCATAGCTAGTTGGCATAACAAATTAGGTAACGAGGCTGTTAATGAAGGTAAGATAACCAACGTTAGTGGTAGACAGTATGCCTTTCCCGATGTCATGCGTAGAGAGAACGGCACTGTGTCACACTTTACTATGATAAAGAACTACCCTGTTCAAGGCTTTGCTACAGGAGATGTCGTGCCTGTTGTACTGATAGAGCTAGATCGTTTGTTACGTCCTATGCACTCGTGTTTAGTTAACAGTGTTCACGACAGCATGGTAATTGACACACACCCTGACGAAATAAATGATGTGTTAGGTGTAATTAATTTGATTAACACTAATCTAAATGATATGATACAAAAAGAATACAATATAAAAGTTAATGTACCTTTGTTACTAGAATCAAAAATAGGAGATAACTGGCTTGACACAAAGGACGTTTAATGGTATAACTCTAACTCTGAAACTTTTTACATAAGAAAGGTAAAAATATGGAAAATGCAGTCGCACTTAAAGTAGACAACATGAACTTGTCAGATGCTATGGGTTTCTCAAGCCCTGCAACACAGTCACAGTCTAGTCTACGTAGGATTACAGGTACAGTAATACAAGAAGTTGTTGATGGTAAGGTAGCTTCTTCACCTGTGTTTAAGATAACAACTGAAGATGATATAGTCTACGCCAGAGAGGTACAGGTAAGACTATTTGCAGAGCGTCAAAAATGGCAGCGTTGGGATAGTGAAAACAAGACTATGCAGAAGTCAGTCATGTCCAACTCCCTAAACGTTGACTTGAAAGATACACTTGGCACGTTCAACCTGGGTAGACCGTCAGGTTATATCAAGGACTTCCAAGCTCTACCCAAAGATCAACAGGATCAGATACGCAGTGTTAGTCGTGTCAAAGTTATGATGGGTAAAGCTAAACTAATTGATCCCTTTTACGAAGGTGGTGATCCAGTATCAGGGCATGAAGAAGAGTTTGACTTTGTAATGGATGTCAAGAACAGAGATAGTCTCAAGTTCATTGATAGTGTCGTAGGTAAACTAATCAAGAAAAAAATCTCACCTGCAGAACACATCATATCTTTACTTGGTGAGACACGCAGCTTACCTAATGGCAACCCTTACATGGTAACTAACGCCTCACTTGGTGAGTTCGTTGGCTTGTCTGATGGTGATAATGAAACACTACAAAACTTTCTAGACTACATTGACTCTAGTAACGAGTACGTTATTGGCAAGTGGGCAGAAAGTAATGTAGAAACTATATCTCCACAGGATCAAGACATAGTTGCCAACATAGTAGATGTGGAGGATTTTGACCAGTGAACCACCCTGCTGAACTAGCACTACATCAGTATCTTAGAAATGCCATTGAAGGTAAATCTAAGATGTCTAAAGATATCATCGAAAAAATAAAAGATGATATTGGTGCTGCTCTCGAAAAACAATTTAACACTGTTGAAGAGAAGAGAGAGTTCAAACTTAGGATGTCCAACGTTGGGCGTCCGAAGTGTCAGCTATGGTTCGAGAAGAACGATCCCGATCATCAGGAGCCTCTGCCTACGTCATTTAAAGTCAACATGATATTTGGTGACATGGTAGAGGCTCTACTAAAAGGATTACTCAGAGCATCTGGTGTGCAGTTTGGTGATAACGAAAAGGTATCGCTGCCACTCAACGATAAAGAAGAACTCTCTGGTGAGTATGACATGTTACTAGACGATAAGATAGATGATGTTAAGTCAGCTAGTTCTTGGTCATACGAAAATAAGTTTGTTGACTTCTATACGTTGAACAGTAGTGACTCCTTTGGTTATGTGCCACAGCTTGTAGGCTACGCCACAGCAGCTAACAAAAAAGTTGGTGGTTGGTGGGTTGTTAATAAAAACAACGGTAGCTTCAAGTATGTTTCAGCAGCAGAGGTAGATAAGGACACAGTGCTACAAAAGATAAAAGATGTACACACCTACCTTGAAAGCAACGCACCGTTTGAGAGATGCTTTACGGAAGAGCCAGAGGTATACAGAGGCAAGGCTAGTGGTAACTATAAGCTACCAAAGTCTTGTACTTTTTGTAACTACAAAATTAAATGTTGGCCTAACTTAAAAAGTTTGCCATCAAAAGTATATAGTGGCAAGAAAGAGCCACCTACCGTACACTATACAAAACTAAGAGGTGAATATGACTACAGTAACAATTAACGACAAAGACTATGAAACAGACAGTATGTCTGACAAACAAAAAGAGATAGTGCAACTGTTACAACAGAACTTAGTATCTGTTAATATGCTAGAGCATTGGATGCAGTGCGTTAAGTTTGTAGGGGAGATGAAGACAAGAGAACTGGAGAAGTCTCTAAACGAAGAAACAGAGATGGTTCGTGCTCGTAACGAAAAAGGACACTTTATAGCAGATGACCCAAACACCCCAGAAAACGAAGCGTGGGTTGAGAAACCCAAAGAGAAGAAGGAGTAGCTCTAGAAGGTATCGCAGTGGTTTAGAAAATGATATTGCTGAGTACCTAAAAGACAAACAGTATCAAGTCAGGTATGAACGTTTAAAGATAGAGTGGGAAGACTTGCGCTATAGAACGTACACGCCTGACTTTATTTTAGACAACGGTATTATAATAGAGACTAAAGGTATCTTTGATACAGAAGACAGACGTAAGCATCTAGCCATACGAGAACAACATCCAGAGTTAGACATACGGTTTGTCTTCAGTAACAGCAAAGCAAAGTTGTATAAAGGTGCGAAGTCAAGATACTATGAGTGGTGTGACAAACACGAGTTTAAGTGGGAGCATCGTATAATACCTGAAGCATGGCTAAAAGAAAAAGGCAAACCTATTAGAGTTAAACTTATACCTTTTAAAGGGGAGAAGAAAGTAACATGACAAAATATAAAATAGGAAAAGATGAGGTAGCTTTAGTCTTGAAGCCTTGTTCATTTGATGGCAAGGGTAACTGGACAGGAGAGCTAAACACTGGTCTTATTGTTGGTGAACTTAGCTTGCTAAATCCAGAGGATACTTCATACTTAGTACACCTAGCCACAATGATGGGTGCATTTTTAGAGCTTGCACAGTACGATCAAGATCTATATAATTTAGTAGAAGAACACAGAAACGAATTAGTAGGTTACGAGAACGAAAAAGATACGCCACTGTACGAAAAGGTAGAAGGTACGGATGGTAAAGTTCTAAAACTTACTAGATTTACAAAGACACAAGGAAACGCATAATGGATACTATTGATACACTTACTATGAACGGACAAACACTTACATTAGATTTTGATCCAGTAGATAAACCTGCACACTATAATTTAAATGGTGGGGTTGAGTGTATAGATTATATTAAACAAGTCTTAGGTAAGCAGGGTTTTGTTGCATACTGTAGAGGTAACGTTATGAAGTATAACCACAGAGCTATGTACAAAAACGCTACACCAGTAGAAGATCTAAAGAAAGCACAGCAGTATCTGACTTGGGCTAACGAAACATTAAGGGAAATACACAAGTGATAGGGAAGAAAAAGTTTAGCGTTACATTTCTACTAGAAGTAGATGAGCCGTGTAACGTTTTATCAACTGTAGAAGATGCACATGTGGAAGATGTACACGATCTGATACATAATACTTTTCACGACATAGATGATGTGAACATAGAAAATTTAAATATAAGGGAGAGACTATGATTAACGCTAGTGACATCGAAGCATTTGAATACTACAACGAATTAGAATCAGGTAACATACTACCTACAGACTATCAAACTTTTATACACAAATCTAGGTACTCCAAGTGGCTACCTAAAGAACTAAGACGTGAGAGTTGGGCAGAGACAGTTGACCGTTACATGAAAAACATTGTCGGTGATAAGCTTGACAAAAAAGACTACGCTGAAATAAGACAAGCCATACTCAACTTAGAAGTCATGCCATCCATGAGAGCCATGATGACTGCAGGTGCAGCAGCAGACAGAGACAACACATGTATCTATAACTGTAGCTACCTACCTGTAGATGATCCAAAGTCTTTTGATGAAGCTATGTTTATCCTTCTCTGTGGCACTGGCGTTGGCTTCAGTGTTGAAAGACAGTACATAAATAAACTAGCTGAAGTTCCTGACTTGTACGATAGTGAGACTACCATTGTAGTGCAGGACAGTAAAGAAGGTTGGGCTAAATCTTTCAGACAACTACTAGCTCTACTGTGGGCAGGTGAGATACCCAAGTGGAACATGTCTAAGATCAGACCAGCAGGTGCTAGATTAGAAACTTTTGGTGGTAGAGCATCTGGCCCTGCACCACTAGTTGACTTATTTAACTTTACTGTGCAGACATTTAAGAACGCACAAGGACGTAAACTAAATGCACTAGAGTGTCACGACATCATGTGTTTTGTAGGACAGATAGTAGTTTCTGGTGGCGTTAGACGCAGTGCTATGATATCATTGTCAAACCTGAGTGATGATCGTATGCGTCACGCTAAGTCAGGACAGTGGTGGGAAAACGCAGGGCATCGTGCTCTAGCAAATAACTCTGTATCTTACACAGAGAAACCCGACATGGAGTCCTTCTTACGTGAGTGGTCATCTCTTGTTGAAAGTAAATCTGGTGAAAGGGGGATATTTAATCGTGAAGCATCTAAGAAACAAGCTGCTAAATACAACAGGCGTGATCCTAACTTTGAGTTTGGAACTAATCCTTGTAGTGAGATTATACTCAGGCCATATCAGTTCTGTAATCTTACGGAAGTTGTGGTACGAGCCACGGATACGGTGGAAGACTTGGCTAGAAAAGTCAGATGCGCCACTATACTTGGCACGATCCAAAGCACGTTCACAAAGTTCCCATATCTGCGAAAGGTGTGGCAGCGAAATACCGAAGAGGAACGACTGTTGGGTGTGTCACTCACAGGGATAATGGATAATCCTTTAATGACAACAAAGAACAAAGGTCTTGATAAAACATTGGAGTTTTTAAGAAATGTATCTGTATCTACTAATTCTGAATATGCTAGTCTTTTCAACATACCCTGCTCTACTGCAATTAGCTGCAACAAGCCATCGGGAACGGTCTCCCAGTTGGTTGACAGTGCCAGTGGTATACACTCTCGCCACAGTGCATATTATATCCGTACTGTTCGCGCTGATGTAAATGATCCACTAACACAGTTTATGCAAGATCAAGGCATACCTAATGAGCCATGCGTTATGAAACCTGACACAACTATAGTGTTTAGTTTTCCTATAAAGTCTCCCAACAAAGCGGTTACTCGTAATGACTTAACAGCTATTGAACAGCTAGAGACATGGCTAGAATATCAAAGACACTGGTGTGAGCACAAACCTAGTGTAACCTGCACAGTCCGTGACGATGAGTGGTTGGACGTAGGTGCGTTTGTGTATAGACACTTTGACGAGATGAGTGGTATATCCTTCCTACCCCACTCAGATCACACATATCAACAAGCACCCTATCAAGAGTGTAGCAAAGAAGAGTATAACGAACTCCTTAAAGCTATGCCTCGTAACATAGAGTGGTCAGCTTTGTGTGATTATGAAAAGGAAGATAACACAACAGCTATGCAAACACTCGCCTGTAGTGGTGACTCGTGTGAGCTAGTCGATCTAACATAAAGGAGATAATTATTATGTTAATATACAATTTAGTTGCTGGAGTAGTTTACGCTTTAACACTACATGGCATTTACGATAATATAGCTAAACCTGTAGCTAATGTAACATACGATGCAGGTATTCACGTTTATGAAAAAGGTGCAGACGTTCTTGAAGTTGTTACTGCAGAAAATACAGAGTAGTGTACGTCTTAGTTCTTATAATGTCTGTTGTGCCAGGATACTTTCAAGTTCAAGCAATTAATCATGTGTATCCTACTATGGAGATGTGCAAAGATGGTGCATCATACATACGCAGTGAACTCTTGAGTAAAAAACCTACACCTGAGTCCACTGTATCTGCTTACTGTACTGAGATTCCAACTGAAGTGTAATGCAACTAGAGCATGAAGCAAGAATACACATGGAGAAAAAACTAAAGCTTTTCTTTGAGGAGCTAGAGGTAAAGCTACGTCCTGTAAAAAAACACATAGAAGAAAACTTGTGTGACGGTCTATACAAAGCTAGAGCTTTACAGGACATAGATGACATACTTATGATAGCTAAACACGCTGCAGAAAAGTATGGTTTAAAATAAAAGGGTAGCCGTTGACTTAGCGTTTGCGGCTATTTCCCTTTGGCAGTCTCTTTGTACAGAGATAGTATAGCTTTAAACTGATTCAACTCACTTTC